AAAATTTTCCATTTTTTATTATAAGATTATTTTTTTTTTATTTTTTATTTTTTTTTTTCCTCTGTGCGGGACACAATAGGTGTTTCTTTTGTCAATGATGTTGAACTATAAAAAGGTTTTACTGGAAATATTGGTAATAAGTTCCCTGACTCTACATTTTCACCTGTAAATTCTAATGTCTTTGTTTCTTCTTTTTCCTTTTCTGTTTTTGCTTCAGATTCTATCTTTAACTTTAACTCTTCTTCTTGCTGTTGTAATTCCATTAATCTCTGTTCGTTCTTTAATAATAAATCATTCTTTACTATCTCATGAGTATTTGACCTCTTATAAAATACTAATCCCAAGCTCCAACTAACCCCGTTTAAATCAATGATTTCATCAAAACCATCCACAAGTGTAAATGTCCAAGAATTAAAACTATTAGTATTTAGTTCTCGTGTATTTAAATCATACTCCGCCTGTTCAAAATAACATATTGAAAGCATTGGATAAGTTCCATAACTACTAACTTCCTGTAATACATCTGTTCCATTACATATATTACTCTTGATATAACATCTATTAGCATATGCAAGATTAATACAGTTAGAACTTGTTAAACTATTTGCGATAAAAACATTTGTTGAGTTTATATTAAAACCTAACTGTCTATACATTCCATTAGTAAAAATAAACTCTGGTTGTGAAGTATTACCAGATACTATAACAGTATATTTGAATGTGTCTCCTTGTGTTGCTTTATTTGGATATGAAACTACATACGTCCAACCATTTGGACTTGATGCATTTAATCTTGTTTGTAATACTGACTGTAAATTTATACGATTATAACTTCCTACTGGGATTACTACTGAAGCTGTTAATAATCCTTCTTTTAAAGTGAAACTATTATACAATGTAGGAACATTATAAAAACTTCGTGGAATACTTGCTTGTGAAACACATACACTATCAAAATTATTCACACCTAAATCTATAGGAGCGCTTTGAAAATTTGCATCTGTTCCACTTACTCTATTATTTGAATTAATGAAAACAAAAAAAGGATTAGTCCCACTATTATCTGATATTGACATTTATTATATGAAAATATGAAATATATTTTGTTTAATTTTTTTCTGTTTATATAATAAATGCCGAGACGAAAAAAAGATACTCTAATTCCTTTACCAAATGAAATTTCTGAACCAAAAACGAAAGTTGAAATAGCATTAAAGAAAGTTAAAGATAAAAAGAAAACAGTCATTGTTGAAGACGCTTTAGCGGACGGAAGTCAAGAAGAAAATGACGACGATATTGAATATGTAATAACTCCAGTTGCTCCTGTAGTTCCAGTTGCTCCAGTTGCTCCTGTGGTTCCAGTTGCTCCTGTGGTTCCAGTTGCTCCTGTAGTTCCAGTTGCTCCTGCTCCTGTTGAACCAAAACCAAAAAGAAAATACACAAAAACAAAAACAAAACCAAAACCAATAGAACCTATTGATAATAGTGTGCATGGTAATAATGATATTTTTAAACAACTTGATTTGTTAAGGAAAGAAAATGAACTCTTAAAAAATCAAAACAACCTTAATAATATCAGTAGATTAAGTAATATAGCAAGGAGTATGAAAATATTGTTTTAAAAATTTCTATTTAAAAAATAATAAGTATTAATAAAAAAAACACAAAATGTCGTATAAATTAGGACGAGTATATAGAATTATTTGTTTGCCTCAACCTGATATTCAATATATAGGTTCAACTTTTGATGAATTAAGACATCGTTGGAGAGGACATAAAAAATCTTATAAAAGTAGAAATAGAGATATATCTATATACAAATTCTTTGATGAATATTGTATTGAAAATTTTAAAATAGTTTTAATAAAAGAATATGAAGTTGTAGATAGAAATCATTTAAGAGCATATGAACAACTTTGGATTAATAAAACAAAATGTGTTAATAAATATAACCCTTTCTCTATTACTTATTTACAAGTTAAAAAGTATCTTGAAGACACTAATTTTCATAAAAATTGGTATAAAAATAATAAGGTTAAATCAAGTGAGAAATGTAAAGAATATAAAAAAAAAAATAAAGATAAGTTAAGTGTTTATAATAGAGAATATTATAAAAAAAATAGAGAAAAAATTTTAAAAAATAAAAAACTTAAACGTTGAGTTTCTTATTAAAGTTCTTTCTAAACTGCTCATTTTTTATATCTATAAATAGAAAGTCGTATTTGGCATCTTTCATAACATATTTATAAATATCTATAAACTTTTCCAATGAAATTGATAAATCCAACATATGATATAAATGTTCTAATTTGTCTTCACTAAACGATTTAAAAAGTATAAAATACTCTGCTTGTTTTAAACCTTGTGGCATAATATCATGTATATATTGTGTTGAAATATAAACTGACGCCTTTAAATGTCTTGACATTTTTAATAACTTATATACTGCTGGATTTTTTAATTCACTACTAATATCATCAAAAACAAATATATACTCAGGACTTATCTTTTTTGGTTTCACTGCTGAAGCTCTTTGAGGTTTATTATGCTCCTGATTTTCTCCATCATAAATAAGTTTCTTTACTGGTTTAATTGGTTTCACAGGTTCTTCTTCTTCTCCTTTTGAAAGTGTATCAATAATTGTATTCAACTGGTTCTGTTTTCCATCCATTATGCTATCAAATACATTAACTACACTCCCTTTCTTTTGTAATTTTTCTATTATTGTTTTCCAACTATCGTCAACCTGGGTTGTTGGACAGAATATAAAAAATGCTGTATTTTTATTACTTGTCTTTTCTAAACATTCAGCAAGAACCGATGTTTTTCCACTTCTTCTTTTAGCACATAAAAAAGTTGTATGAAATGGACTTGGAAATACATTCCCAAATTTTATTTTTTCAGGGTCTAAACCTGCACCTACTATTAAAGGTTTAATGTCTTTAATATTTTTTAAATGTTCTTCTGTAATCCGCTGTGTGGCGACTTTGTCATTCATTTATTTATATATTATATATTATTTATCTCAATGTTTTCTTTACTGTATATAATGACTGTTCTGTAAATACTAACTCGTTTATAAGGTTTTTCACCTCTGTATTTTTTCCTCTATCAGTCAAAGGTTCTTTTACACTCTTTGTATAATACAATCCATTTATTTTTGTATTATCAGGTTGATTATATCCTGGTTTATTGTCAAGTAATAAATTTGCACCATTATCAAGTTGATTATTTAAAAACACATGATTATCTCCATACACTCTTAAACCGTTTAATGTAAAATAACAATTTTCAGCAATACAATTATTACAATGTCTAAATACTAATCTGCCTGAATTATTTTTAAAAATACACTTTCTCACTGTAATATAACTACATTTTAAACTTATCACCTCTGGGTCGCCATTACATTTTTCAAAATAACAACTCTCTATTAAACAGTTTGATTTTTGTTTTTCAAAACCTGAAGTAGCACATCTTATCGCTTCTCCTCCATTTGTTCCTTTAAAAATAAAGTTATTAAATATACACTGTTTTATAATATGATTTTCAGGAAAGTCAAGACACAACATTATTCCGTTATTATACTTACCAGAAATAATACTATTATGTAGTTGAAAATCTTTTGAGTATATTCTTACAAAATCTAAATCATCATCCTTAACTAAATACTCTATAAGACTGAAATTTATCAACTTAATTGAACTTCCTCTAACTTTCACTATATGGTCTTTGAATGTTCTATTTTTATCTCCTTCAGACATATATAGATTTTGAACTGAATAATTTGAACCTTCAAGTGATACTGTTGAACTTCCTTTCATATTCAAGTTCAATATGATATTCACTACTGTCTTAGTCGGAACTGTTAAATTAATACCAAGTTTGAAATTAGTATATGTCTCTGTTTCTTTTGCTACAAAAGTTATATCTCTATTTGGAAATGCTTTTAAGTGTTGTTCATACTTTGATAATAGTTCTGTAGCATTCTTATATACTACTTCTTCTGTCTTTTCTTCGTTTATATAGTCTTTATAATAAATACTTACTGGATTAGTTTTACTCATTTATTATAAAGAAATTTATTTTTCTACACATTTTGTATATAAAACAAATCCTGTTAATATTCCTATTATCAATATCAAAAAAGCAAGCTCCGTTGCTGTTATTTTATAATGTTTATATGCATCATCTTCTAAATCATCTATATCTATATTCATTTATTTAATAAAATATTTTATAAAATCATCCATATTCTTAACTGACGAACCTACTATATATAATAACTCTGTCGTATCACTAAAATCAACACATTTAGATACTGGTTCAGCTTTTCCACTACAATAACTCTTTTTTTTTCTAAATTCATCAAAAGAGATTTTCCAAGCATCTTTAAGACTTGATTGTAAAGCATAAAAATCAAATGACTTGGTTTCACCGCTTAAGCTACCATTATATTTATAATTCTTCCTTCTATACGGTGGATTGCCATCTGGTATTTTGATATAATTACAAGTTGATTTGACATATGACAATACACCCTTTCCAGCATTTTTCTCATTTGTTGAACTATGTTGAACTATATATACACTTTTTCCAGAACCTATTTTCCACTTTTCTAACTCTTGAACTACTTTCATTGTAAAATCACTCTCTCCTCCTTCTTTAACAAATACTTTACCTCCTCTATTTATTGTATTTTTGAAAAAGTCAAGTTCATATTTAACAGCATCATTTCTTAAATACTTACTTGCTCCTATTGTAAGTTTATATCCACCTACATCACCATATATTGCCTTCATAACTTCATTTGCTGGAGTATTGTATCCTGAACAACTTCCTCCACATGTTCCTATTACTCTACTTGTTTGATTATAAATTATTTCTGGATAAAGTATTTGTAATACTGCTCTATCTGCTACAGCACTTAAATAATCATCTGGGTCATATGACATATCATAATGAAGAGAAATATGGTCATTTTTTGAATTAAACTTAACAACGACAGCATCATTAAATGGAGCTTCAGCGGTGAAACCAAAATTGACACATTGAGAAGCAAGACTTTTGAAAAAAATAATACTTAATACTATGAAATTTATTCTCATTTATATATAGTCCATTTTATTTTTATTGAGTAAAATAAAATGGAAAACGAAACAAAAAAAACACTGGTTATTAAACACATGACTAATTATAAAAATTGGACTTTAGAAGAAATTTATAATAGTGATAAAACTTATTTATATTATCTTATTCATACTCATAAAACTCCTCCTGGACTTAGGCGGTTAGTGATTCAGTTTCTGGAGAAGAAACAACAGCAACAGCATCATTGATGCCCACACAGTGAGAGTCGCTCTTTTTAAACTTCTTCTTGTAATTTTCCTCCGATAAATTATGTTTTTTTCTATATCTCTCTCGCATATACTCTCGCATATACTCAATATTTCTCTTTCTATACAACTTTGCTCTATGAACTTTTAAATATTCTCTCAATTCTTTAATATCTTTGAAAGGTTCTAAATCTATTTTCAAATCAATCATTGAATGATATGTTCCTCTATGTTTTATATCTTCTAATTTCATGATATTTATTATATATCAATATTATTTTTTTAAAAATCAATTTTATTTTTTATTAAAAATGTTTTTTTTTCCTCTATATTTAAATTTTACATTTGTTAAGTCATATCTTGTTTCTAATTGTTTTATTTCTAATTTAGTTTTATGTTTTTTTAACATATGTAGAGATATTAATTTTTTACCAAGTTTTTCATCTTTAACTTTAAAATTGTAATCACATTCAGGACATCTTACTTCGTATGTATGTAGATTAACTTTAGTTCTTATTCTGGACGACATCATTTATATTTTTTTATAATGTTTTATTAAAAAATCAATTTTATTTTTATGTTTTTAAAAATGACATCACACCTTGTATTACTACTTGTTTTTTACTGTTTATTAACTAACCACCTCTTAACTTTAATAATAATATTTTAAGGTATAATACAGGTTAAGTGGTTAGGTGGTTAGTTAATAATATATTTTAGTTAGTTATAAAAATGAAAGAAAAAATAAAATAATATGATTTTTACGATATATTATTATTATTTTTATGTATTTATAGCGAACTAAAATAAACTAACCATCCACCACCTCACCACCTAAGGTGAATTTCAGGTTCTAAGTAATCGTTTGTTTTCACAGTTTTCATCTTTTAAATATTTTTTATTAATTAACCATTTTTTAACTTTATCAAAATCTATTATATAAATAGTTCCAGCATTATTATAATCTTTTTCAAAACCATCTATCTTGTAATTTTTTAACTTGATACCAAACTTTATCTGGCTTGTTCTAAAATCTAAACCATCTCTAATAATAAAATTTAAAAATTCTTCATATACTTCCTTTGCTTTATACGTTTTAATACCTGATTTTTCTTCTATAAAATCAAGTATAAATCTCATTTCAACATCTAACGAAGACATTAACATATCATTATATGCCTCTGTAATAGGTCTATCTTTAATCCAGTCTATCGTAGTTAAGTCTATTTCCATAAGTTCATCATAGAATGCCCTTAAAATATTATTATCATTAGTTATTCGGTGTAGGTTTTCAAAGTATTCTTTAGGAGGAATTACAATATTACTACTATCACAAATAACAAGTCGTCTATCATTAGGAGGTATTGGTAAAGGATTGTCATTATTAGTGCATCCAATAATCTTGCAATAATTATTTTTATTTTTAGTTTTAACACCTTTATTAGTGATATCAATAGTAATACCAGTAATAAGTTCTTTCATTTCATCAGCATATTTAAATCCTACTTTACCATTGAATTCATCAAATAATACAAGTATTTTATCCTCCATCAAACCATTAAATGTTCCGAAACAATCTCTCTCAGGTTTGTCAATAACAGTGGCATATTTTGAACCAATCATTTTTCTCAATAGTTCAAAAAACATATTTTTACCTGTCCCTTGCTGTTCTGATTTGAGGATAAGACATATATTATTCTTATATGCTGGTTTTTGAAAGATACAAGCAACCCATTTTAAAACATACTGATATAAGTCTTCTTGACCACCACATAGTAATTTTATATGATTTTTAATAAATGATGTATCCTCTTCGTAGGTTCCAACGTTAGCTTCTGTCCAGTTTTCAATTTCTAAACCATCCCATAAATTATAAGTATCATCAGGACATTCAAAAGGTGGAATAAGAGTATCAACATATTCATATTGTCTCTTATGTTCATCGTCTAACCATTTTCTAATGAATGATAATTCATGTAATAAACCATCTTTAATTACACTATACTTTTTACCCTGATAAGCGGTTATTAAATCTGTTTTACTAAACTTGTTAATTTTTCTATTGTGTATATCATAAAAGCATGCCTCACTTATACATAGAAAAAATCTTTTTTCAAATTCAGTCTTAACACCAATATAAGTTTTATCAGGTTCAACTTGATTAGGTAGTTTGAATGTAGTAGTCATAGGTTTAACAAGTAATTTAATTTTGAAATTAGTTTCTTTGAATATAAATTCTTCTGCTTTTAGTAGTAAGTCAGGAGGTAATTCAGTTTCATCTTTTAATTTTCTGACATAACCTCCGTCGTGAATAAGTGTATCCATACTACGACCATTTAGTGTAAAAAACTCGTCTAATTTAAGTAAAAGTTTTCTTTCCTCAGTTTGTAGTATCAGAGAACAAGCACTACCAATAGGATTATTAGGTTTAAATTTTTTACAATCTTTTAATAACTCTGGATTTTGATTACATAAATTATTCATTATTTGTTTAATCTCTGGATATAACTTATTTTTAATCCAATCATTTACAGTATAACAATCACCTCCAAAAAACAAAGATAAAAAAATCACCTTAACTTGTTTTCTATCCATTCCAGTAGTTTCAATAATGTCTTTGAAAATATTTTCTCTATTGGCACATAATTCATTTAGATAAGTATTAGTCCATCCGTTCTTAAAAGCAAGTTGATTAAGAATTTCACCTTGACAATTTACTATATCAACATCCCAATAAAAAGGCATAGCAAGTGCATTTCGTATATCTGAATGAAGGGTTTGTAATCCATAATTACTTTTAGGAACAATACGACCAAGATACTCTTTCCCATACTTATTTTGTTTTGATTTTTTTCCTAAGATGTAATGTATATTAAGATAGCAACCTCTCTCCTTGTTTTTAA